TTCTTGGGGGGCGTGTGCGCAACCGCCGATGACCATTCGGTTTTGATGAAACACCCCAAGCGCCGGGTACCCGTTTCCGGTGAAGGGGCCGGGAAAGGTAGTTAGAAATTGCCCAAAGAAAACTCCTAGGTACCATTGCGTAACGGTTGTAGTGCCTGAAAATACGTTTATGTCCATAGTAATGCCGATGGTTGCGGCGTCAAAAAAACGGGTTAGAAATCCCCAATATCTCGCCCCGCTAATTATGAACGCCATCAAACGATACTCGTCCCGCGCCAGTACATACCCACTTATAAGAATGTCCACCGCAGAATCGGAGAACACCGCCGCTACTGCATTTCCTGCGGAACCATACGCGTTTGTAAAAGTAGAGCCCAGCAATAGAAACGTAGTCGTTGACGTAACTGAAATGACCCAATACGCGGGTCCCGTTGCAACCACTCGCCCCGCCGCAGCGCTTCGATTATTCGCTTCTGTAGTCCCCGTAACTCCGTAGATAAAAATTCTTTGCCCTGACGTAAATCCGTGCGCAGCAGAAGTAGTAATCTGAATCTGCCCCGAACCACCGGGGTCAGTAATAGCTCCTGAAATCCCGCCCGCGCCCACGTGAACCGTGGCGGCTGAGACTATGTTCGTATCCAGGGTATCCCATTGAACGTTTACGTTATCGCCCGTCGTCGCGTACGAATTCGCGGGAAGATAGGGGCCGTCCGTGAATTGAACCACCACGATCTTCCAATCGTTCTGTCCGCGCCGTTGAAGCTTGTAAGTCGGGTAGTTGGGGTGAAAAAGGTAAACAGTGTCCGCGTTTTGACACCAACGGATTAACGGAACATCTTGAACGGAATATGGCGACACTAATTCAAGGATGGAACCGGCGGATACCGATGACGTGGCCGAAATGTATTCTCCCGGAAGCGGCGTAATGCTGGTTCTCGTTGCGTAAAAAGAACGAATGTCGTTCGTTTGCCCATTCGACAATAGGTTACCAAGCGCCTGAGTTCCGGTAATTTGGTATGTAGTACCAACCGTAAGAACCGCGCCTTGACTGCCCGCCGTTCCGTTATTCGACCAAAAACGAATATAAAAATCACCAAATTCTAAGACGTAATTTTGGGCCGCAGAAAATTTGAACGGAATGAAAACGGGGGGATTGGTTGAATCTTTGACGTTTCCGGCGTATTTAAAACCCGGCGCGCGAATCAGCGGCCCCTGAAGGGCGGGCAGATAGTTGAGCGCAGTCTCGAGGCCCTTAGCATAACGGGGATTCTTGGTATCTCCGTAAAAAAGGGGGCTCACTTCCCCCGTCGAAAATCCGGTCTGACCTACTGAGGCTTTTGGCATCGGTTCACATCCTCACCAAAATCCAAGGGTCAATCGGAGCTTGAACCGGCATCATTTCAAACGCGTTTCGTTTCTTCGCCTCATTCATTGCTGAATCGTACATTTTCTCAGCGTTCGCCATTTTCGTATTTGATTGCGTGAGTTCTTCACAGGTGTCCATCGCCAAACATGCGGAGAAAGCTTCACAAAATGCGGGGTCCATAATTGATTCAGTCACGTTCGACGTTACATACCTAATGTTGATCGGCGGGGTCATGTCTGAAGCAATGGCGAGCCCGCCATTGAACTGCTCGATTTGAAAATCAGTGTATTGAACGCTGTTATTTCGCGCGGAAGGAATCGGGGCCAACGCGCCAAGGACATACGCCGTATCTTGATCGGGCGGGGCCAGCATCAAAAAATCACCGGGAAGCGGGTAGTATTTTGCTTTACCAAAGATCGGGGTCGTAGCCGACGCGGCCAGGATTGCGCGAACGATACTGAACCCCCAAAAGTTCTCTCTCAGCATGGCCAAAAGAACCGGCTGATACGCCCGGTTCATTGCCTTGGCGCCGCGGTCATTGTCGCTGATAGATCCAACTGCTTTGTAGCCTAGAAGCTGAAGGGCGCGATTTATGATCGTAGTCTGGGTCGTTGTCGATGACATTTACGATCGCCTCCCTTTCCTCCTCAGTTGTACGAGATAGGTACAAGTTGTGCGTTTAAGTGCGACGCCGATCCGCCGGTTAAGTGCATTCGGTATTGCCCCGCCGGGCAATCATACCCGGTAGATCCATCGGCGGTGATATTGGATGAATTTAGCGGCACCCATTTCGGAGTTGCCGCGTTTTGATCCAATACCTGAAGCTGCACGGTCGTCGGATATGTCGTCGCCGAAATAACCAGCGCGTATCGACCGCTTTGGCTCAAATAAACCGCCGCGGTATCCGCAACCGTACTTGTATCGCTCACTAAAATAAGTGCATTTCGAGACATAACGTTCGCATCCCCCTAGGGAAGTTAAATCACGCTGGCGGCCATTGAACCCGGGTGATGTACTGTTCAAAAAGATTCAGCGCGATTAAAACTTCGTTTTTCGAAATGGTCCGCGTTGTTCCGTTATCAGTGACGATGGTATTGGCAAGATCCACGGTCAATTCAATATTGTCAGTGACCGTTGCAGCGCCAACCGCTTCGGTGACACTTTCGAGGTTTCCATCCACGTTCACCATGAATCGTCTTGTCGCCATTGTGAGAAATCTCCTTTTAGTTCGAGAAAAAGACCGGATACGGAGTCAAATCGCATCCGGCCCCCCTCGCAGACCGCTTCCCCTGAAATTACTGCTTAACGTATCGAGCTTTGAGTCCGATATAACCCTTCAACGCAATCGCCGTTTGAACGTTCGCGACAATGTCGAGATCGATCATCGGATCGGATGCGAGACCGCACGCGCTCCAAAGAGGCAATTCTTGGTTTTTAATCGAGTTATTTCCGCTCGAGTTAATCACGTTCGTCGATGCCGTAGCATTCGAAACCGCAAGCGCCGAGCAGAACAACTGAGTGTTAATGACCGCGCTCTGGTTCGAAGCGGAAAGTCCCGCTCCAACCGGAATAAACGTAGGCCAGTAAACCCCAATGTCGATAGCTGCCGAAGTACCGAACGAATCGGTTTGGATTTCCAAACTCGATACTCGCGCGTTCGATGGCACCGTACAGAGTCGGAACAAAGTACCTGATCCGTCCGTCGCCGTGCTCGATTGCACGAACCCTTCAGACTCGAGAACTTCCCCGCCCTGGACGTACGCGTCGGTAAAAACCTTCGGCGTAGCATCTCGGTTCGAGATGACCGTAGAACTTAAATTGAAACTTGCCATAAATTATTCTCTCCTTTAATCAGCCAAAAAGTTCAGTGCGCCCAGATCTTACAAACTTTTTTCTCTTCAAGGCGCGTGCCCCCGAAGGTACCCATGACGTACGCTTGGTACGGCAAGGAAGTAAGATCTTTTCGTTGAGCCACGTCCGTGACCATGTCCATCCAGATACCGGCGTATCCGCCCGACTTAGCCCACATTGGGAGCGCCGTCGAAGTACCCGCTTGGTCATCCGTGCCCGTCGAAACAAGCTCGGTATGGATCAAGTTCACGCCCAAGAACCGAACGACTTTACCTTCAACCATGACAGGCTTGTCGTTAAATTCCGTGCTGATAACTTGCACTTCGGCCAACAACGAATCGTGGTTGGTACCGTTGATCGCCATGTAGATTTCATCGGCGTCAAGGTCAACTTCGTTCGTCAAAAGAATTCGTTTACCTTCCCGAAGCTTGGCAACGGTAAGGTTGGTCGAACTCGCGGCACCTTGCTTAACGCTCACGACTTGACCCGAAGGCAAAGTCGTAGAAGTCGTTCCGGCGTTTCCGGTGAAGTTGGTACCCAAGAGACCATTCAGAATTTCTTGGTCCTTTGCGCGGCCCATAGCGTAGACCGAGTTGGTCACGTAGGACGACATAGGATCGATCAACAAGCGGAGCTTGTCGAACGTGTCCAGGTATTGCGCAAGATCGTAATCTTGAGGAAACACCCAACGACGATCCGTAGGAGCGTCAGTCGGTTGAATCGGAGCATACCGATTGATGACCTTATTCGCGTTGATCGCGCCGAATTGGTCAACGGGGCTCGCTTGCGAACCGACATGCATTCCGCTCATCACGGCTTGCGAAAGTCGGCTGCCTTTTTGTTGGAGTTTGAGTTGGATGTTTGAAGAGAATTGCTGAACGTAAAAAAGTGGAATTCCTGTATTCGTACCGGCCATTTGGGGCCTCCTTGAAAAAATTGTTTTACCAATCGTTCAAAAGAGGCTTGCCCAGTTACGGAGCCGACTTTATTCCCCAATGCCAGAGGATGGCTCTCGTCTTTCCGAGAAGTCAATCGGGGGCAGCGCCCTTATCGATTTTCATCAAACTTGAGGCTAAGCGGGGAAAAATGCAAGAACAAAAAGGGGCAAAATTCCCCGCCCGGCAAAAACTGCCTATTTAAACGCCAACCATCTGACCATTGGCTCGTTGTTCATGAAGACGCTGCCACGTTGCTTTCGCTTCAGCCTCGCCATTCATGAGACGCGTTCCAAAGTCTTTATCCTGCATGAGTTCTTGAATTCGAGCGTGCGCTCCGGCGGGCTCGAGAGGCGCATTCGGTCGGCCGCCTTTCACAAAAGTACCTTCGCTCACCGATTTGCCCAAGTTGCACAGCAATTTCATCGTTTCGGCGTGCCCCAGAACTGAACTCAGCGCGTCAACTTTTGCGTCATCCAAGCCCAACCGAATTTTGCCCTCTCGAGCAATCTGCGTGTTCGATTCCATGGCAGCACCCCACTCTTTAGTCAGTGCGTCAACCTGATTCTTGTGGTTAGCGACGGCGGCTTCTTTGCCGGAGGTCTTAAGTCCTTGAATATAATCAGAATCCGACGCCGCGAGCTTTTGAGCCTGAGCTTTTGTAAGCCCCATCTCGTGCGCGTTTTTTAGGAAGGCGGCAAGTCTTGCCGGGTCTCCGCCGTCTTTTGGCGCCTCGAGCCCGTAATCCTTGGCGTCTTTCGGAGCGCCAAGACGCTCGTAAATACCACGGCCTTCGGCTGTGAGAGCGCCTTTTTCGTCGTACATCGATTCCGGAAGCTTCATGAGCCGGTCCTGCGGAACGCCTTGAAGCTTTTCCAGGTTGCGATATGCATCCGCGAGTGCGGCCGGATCTTTAAATTGTTTGTTGCTCACATACCCTTTGAGGTCTTCGTTAAATCCGGCCATCCACGATCCGGGATTTACCGTTTCGGTATTCGCGGGCAGGGGAGTTCCGGCTCCGGCTGCTGCGGCGGGCGCTGCCGGAGCGCCGGTTGCGGGGTTTGCTGCGGCTGCGGGTGCTGCGGGGGTTGCTGGGGCTGCTAGTGCTGCGGCTGTACTCATGGGGATTCTCCTCTATTGGTTTGCGGGGTTTTAATGTGCTTCTCTATCAACTGCTCTGCATTTAAAGTCAAAAATTCTTTTACTCGCAACCACGTTTCGCGTCGCCCCTCTAGCACGGCATGTATTCGAGGGTCTGAATGGAAACAGGATTCGCTTGCGCGGCAAAATTCTGCAAGGTCTTCAAGAACCGTTTTAGTGAACGGAGATTTGTCGTCGAAAACTATTCCGTACGCAACTGAACGCGCGTGATAGTACTCATAAATTTCTTTTTTAGTTTTTGCGATCATTGACTCTTTTTCACCTTACATATTTCCTGCGGGGTTTCCGCCAGTCGGCCCGCCCTTATTCATCGCCGCGTGCGCTTTCATCACCCCTGCAACGGCGGGTGCCGCTTGAACGGCTTGCTGCATCTGCATTTGTTTCGCGTGCGCGGCCTTAAGCGCCGCTACTTGCTCTTTGGTTCTCATCCAAGACGCCGGAGTGCCGTTGATGGCCGCAATCGCGGGTAATGCTTCATCGGCGTCGATGTAGAACATGTAAGAGGGATCTTGCAAGGTTTGCGCAAGATTCATCGCAACCTCAATCGTTCGTTGTGCTCCTGCCGCCCATTCGCTCTTTTGCGTTCGGGTAATAGGAGAATCGTAAACGGTCTTAAATTCGCCCTTCGCCTCTTTCATCGCGGGTGTCATGGGCGGGAGCATTCCCTGTTGGGAGAGGAGGTCAATCTCGCGCACGCTCATCGGACCAAGATATTCAGATTGTTGGCGCCCGATGGTGGGCGCCAAGAGGATTCCCTTCTCTCTGGCGCGCTCCAAAACCTCGGTAGCCGTTTGTTGAGGGTTTTCGGTGAGGATTTGAAAAATGTTGATTAGGAAGGAATCTTTGATGAGTTCGCGTTCATCGTCCATCACTTCCTTTCCGGCTTGAATTTCTCCGGTTGGGAGAGCGTGAACGAGCAACTTACCGTCCGCTGTAACTCCACCCGCATTCAAGGCGCCGGGTTGGAGCGAGAAACCATCCAAAATACCATCGTTTGCCGCGATGAGAACCGGATCAAGAACTCGATGCCCTTGCTTAAGCATGGCCTTTTTCATTTCGTTTAGAGTTTTTAAAGTCGGCAGCACATCCATGGCCACCGACCGCCCGTAGGCTTCGTTCGCCGCTTGGTAGTAGCGACTAATCGCGTAGGGGAAGTCGTGATAACCGGACTCTTCGACAATTTTTCGACCTTCAATGCTCACGTACGCAGACGTGTACGCCATGCCTTTAAAGTCTTTTCGTTCCGGATCGAGTTCATCGTTCGGCATCACCCAATGAAGAAAGAAAAACTGCCGATCGGGGTAGTTTGGAAGAACGGCGAGAATATTGTCCGGACAACGATCGCCGAACTTTAAGAACGCTTGGCGCGCGGTAAGCATGAAATGTCTGCAAACGCGATCCACGATGCCTTGATGATTCTCTTGAAGGTAGCATTCGCCGAGATGGACGTTTTTGTATCTGATTCCGCGAGAGCCGCTAAGTCGATCGATGAACAAAACTCCCGTACCGTACGCCCCAAGTGAAAGGTATTGTTGCTGGTTTTGCGCGGCAAAGTTTGAAGTGGGGGCGTACCGCTCGCGGAAAAGGATATTGTTGGCCTTCTCGTACCAAACTCGCGTGGCCTTGTCTTTAAGGAGCCGATCATCGGTTGGTCTGATCTGCGACCAAAACTGATCTCGAGGCGTGAGAAGGGAATCGAGGATGGCACCAAAGCGCTGAAGGGCGATTGCTCCCGTGGAATCGTAAAGCTCGAAGTTTCTTTTATCCCCCTGCATGTTGAGTTGTGAGAAATTCTGAAACAACCAACTGTCCATCGGCAAAATCCGCTGCGCAATTTCTGTCCAGTGACTATTCCAGTTTCCGCGCAACCCGAACAAATACTGCCAATCCAAAATCATCCGCCCCGCGCGCTCGTCATCCTTCGCGGATTGCTTAGAGCTTTTGGCTGACGGATCGTCGGCAATATTCGGGGCATTTTTTAGTGCTAAGGAGGTACTGGACATTTTATTTTAAGCCCCTCTCAAAGTTATAGAAGTCGTCATCGGTTCGTCGAGAAGTCCCGCGCCGCCGTTAAGAATAGTTGAAGTCGGTGCGGCTGCCGCCTCATCTTGGAGGGATTGGGAGGATGCAGTCGCAGATGCTTGCGCTTCAGAAGGAGTCGTTGAGAGCGCGTTCGGCGATTGGAGCGTGGGAGTCTTTGGGGGGCTGAACAGTTTACCAACGGCGCTACCAACGGCGCTACCAGCAGAAACAACACTACTAAGTGGATTAGCGACGAAACTCACAACCGGATTATTCTCAATAGTATGCATTTAACTCACGAACCTCCGAAAATTTTGTAATCCATTCCGCTCGCTACTCGTGCTGATCGCCGATGAGGATTGTTCCTGCTCAGTTTGTTGTCATATCGCGCAATATTCAAGTGAAAAGTAAGCGCAAGCGCGTCAGCGTAGTCGGGTGAACGACCGAGACGTTTTTTAATTTTTTCTTTCGCTTCAAGTTTCACGCGGGATTCTTTTCCCTGAAAGTCATATTCGGGGGTCGTGAGGTCTCTCAGCAGTTTTTTTCCATTCTCGTCAAGCTCGTCGGGAATCATTCCGCCACCCAACCACTCCCGCATTCGAGCCCACAATTCGGTTCTATGGTCCCACCACTGCGGATCGGTCGAAACCGTGCCGAAACCGACCTCATAGACCGCGTAGCCCATTTCCTTTAGTCGATCGATGATACCGGCACCAGCGCCCGCATCAATGAAAACGCCATCCGGGTGACGCTCCTCAATCAATTGGGCAACTCGGTTCGCGACGGCCATGTTATCGCAGCCCTTCATAATAATCGGCGGCATTGATCGCGCATCTCGCCCTTGCCGAAAGGCGATGACCGTTTCGTCATCACCAAAGCGCGCGGGATCGACGCCAAAAACCAAAGGCGCATAGTTGGCGTGGATATCAAGGCCCTCGAACTGGCGCGACCCCGCCATCTGGCAAACCCCGCGGGAAATGAATTGCTTATCACCTTGGGAGGGAAATTCGCCCTTCACCTCGACTTTGGCTACGTCGGAGTCTTCGCCGTTTTTTAGGATGATCTCATCAAAAGTGGCGGTATCCAAACCTTCGACGGTACGACTATCGATTTGTTCGGTTAACCAGAATCGGGAGTGAGAGTGGAAGCAGTCGAAGAAGGGTCCGGTGTTTTTTCTTGGGTTGGAAAATACAAACCAAAAGCGGTATAGAGTAAGGTCCGTAAAGAAGCCATCTGATACGTCCCAAATTGGTTGGGGGATTCCGGATGCCTCGTCGAAGATAAGCAAGCACCCAATGCTCGAGTGTTCCCCCGCAAACGCATCCGGGTTGTCTTCGTTCCAGAGAATCCCTTCCGCATAATATTTCCCCTCATCGATCTTGAGAATGTTTCTGAGCTGCGCCGCAAACCATTCCTTCGGCGTGATTTTCTTTTGAGTTCTATCGAAACAGTAACCGTTAATCGCCATGGTAAGCCACTTACCGATCTCACCAAACGTCTTCGAGGTGAGCTGCGTATCAGTATTGGCAGAAATAACGGTAGAACCGCCGACCACGCAGCTCATGAACCACAAAGTAATCCACGCCACGAACGCCGATTTCCCAATTCCCCGGCCTGATGCGATTGCGCACTTATACACTTTGGGCTTTTTTCCCTCTGCGACGAGAAGTTTGTTCGCCGCTATATGATCGCGAATTTTGAGAAGTTCTTTCTTCTGCCACGCTCTCGGCCCCGTTTTATGTTCGAGGGGCGTATTCTTTTTGCCCCATGGAAAAACGAACATCACGAATGCAAACGGGTCGTCCTTCATGTCGGGATGAAGAAGAGTTTCGAGGATTCTCTTGGTGTCTGCGTGGGAAACTTGGGGATCTCTCGTGATATTAGCGGCCATCGGAAAAACCCGCGCCTAAATTTGTAACGACCCAGAAAAAAAGCAAATTTAATAAAAAAAATAAAAAATTAAACACGGAAAAAAAATTAAACGTTTCGCGCTCGAAGGTGAGGCTAATAGGGGCAGCGGTCGAATTTTGGGGGTAGGGGTGCGGGGCCTCCCCCTTCGCGGATTTTACACGTGTTTTTCGTTTTTGTTCCGCTCTAATCGTCTTATGAATTCTCGCAGTCATATGAGATCTCGCAATTCTTCCGGCATCTCCTCAACAAAACTACTCGTAGGATTAGATTCTACGACGATTTCATTCTGTCTTGATGCTATGGCATCAACTCGCAAAGCGGCCTTAGCTTCGAGAATAGGCAGAACGCGATTCTCAGCAGCTAACAGAACACTGCTGAGATCCAGAGAGTGATTCACATTCAAGTTGAGATTCTCGCCGTACACTTCCGGTTTCCACTTCGCTGCAATCCACTTGATGTTATCTGATTTTACTCTCGCCGATCCAACGTCGATGAGATTCGTGCAGTCATCTGCAATCGTGAAAAGCCTTTCGACGTGATCCTCGAGAAAATTCGCGCGTGCCAAGGCGTATTGTTTAGCGAAAAAAGGGTCCTTAATCAGATAGTTAGAGAATGCGTGACGCCATATTCCTAAACCTGCGCAGATTGCCTCAAGCTTGTCGCCAACCGTAACTCGTTCAATTACTATTTGTTTTTGCGCGTCCGTTAACTCCAGCGCAAAACCGGGGTCCCAATTGTTTTTTGTTTTTAGTGCCGTTGATGACATACGCGTACGTTGAGCCCATCTCGATTCAAAGGCCACGTTATAACCCTACAGCGGCGCTGTAATCGCTGTATAGGTTGAAGTAGTTGATATCATTGAGAATACGGCTCAGTTACAGCCATTACGGCGAAAACCGGCTCCGTCGTAACCCACACGACCAACGTGCGCCGCGCTATTAACCTTACAATCAACCTTATGCCTCTCTATATATATATTTTTATTATTATATTAAGGTTGTAAGGTTGTAATAAGTAATTGATATGTCGTAATAGTTTCAACGACTTAACTCTTTTTACAGCCTTTCAATACAGCCTATTTTTATTACAACCAATGGCTGTAATGGTGCCTCTATAATCGGGATGCAACGATTAATCCCGCTTTTAAATACCCTTAACCCGTTATTTTTCCGCTCTAATCGTTTTAAACCGCTTGCCGCACTATTAATTAAATAGTTTCGGTATTTTGTTGACTCTTTTAGCCTTATGCGTTAGTATCTTTATATCAAGGTCGGATTGAATCCCGACCTAAACCCGAATCTCAAAGGAGTATTTAAAATGGACCAACAAGAACTTAAAAATGTATTAGAACTTCACAGAAAATGGCTTATGGGAGAAGCGAGCGGTAAGCGAGCGAATCTCAGCTCTGCGGATCTCAGCTCTGCGAATCTCCGCTCTGCGGATCTCAGCTATGCGGATCTCAGCTATGCGAATCTCAGCTCTGCGAATCTCCGCTCTGCGGATCTCAGCTATGCGGATCTCAGCTATGCGAATCTCAGCTCTGCGAATCTCAGCTATGCGAATCTCAGCTCTGCGAATCTCAGCTCTGCGAATCTCAGCTCTGCGAATCTCAGCTATGCGAATCTCAGCTCTGCGGATCTCAGCTATGCGAATCTCAGCTCTGCGAATCTCCGCTCTGCGGATCTCCGCTCTGCGGATCTCAGCTATGCGGAATTGGGAGATATTAAAAAAGACTTCTTTAAGCGGCTTTTTATCGCAAAAGATGAGTGCGAAGGACTTTACGATGCCATAATTAGAGGCAAAATAAACGGTTCGTCATACTTTGGGGAATGCGCTTGCTTTGTTGGAACAATCGCCAAGATAAGAAAAGAAGGCCACGAACATCTTGGCATTAAACTAAAACCCGATTCAGCGTCAGCAACAGAGCGTTGGTTCATGGGTATCGCAACAGGAGAAACACCACAATCAAATCAGGTCTCTAAAATAACTTCAGAATGGATTGAGGAGTTCGCAAAAGAAAAAGGAATCGATCTTCCAACATACAAACTCGTTTCTTCGAAAGAGTTTCCGAGGGCATTCAAATGATCCACCTATTAGATCGAATTGACGAAACGCGGTTTTTAGAGGCCGATTTAATCGAATTGCAGAACGAAAGTAGGGAGTCATGAAAACTTTCACGATTAAAACGAAAACGGGCGAGGAAGAAGGACGCATGAGCAAACCGGCATCAGCGCTCAAGCCGCTTCCGTTCAGGTGCAATCATGAGAACGATTAAACAACTCTCTAAAGAAGCGCTCGACGTTCAGGACGCATGCAATCTTTGTGGCGTCGCTCAGTCATTCGCGCGCGTGATGATTGACTTAGGCGACCATTGTCCGATGGGCACGCAGCAACGAAACTCGCATCCCATAACCATTGTGTGGTTGGACAAAATGAATTCGCTTGCCGGAATTCAATGCTTTTCCGCACCGGGCAAGGAAATTGAAAACGCGTTTGATCAAGTCACAGCATGGTCCTTAGAATCGGACGTGCAATCGTGAAAACGTACGCACTATCGTTCGCCGCATCGTTAACGCACAAGCACGATAATCCCGAGCGTACCGCGAAAAGGTATACTGCCCTAAACGGACTTGACCTGTTTTTCCAGGTGTGGCCATCACGCGAAAAGATGGCCAGAGCCATTAGAAAACAGCAGAAAGGCTTTTCTAAGGGGAATTATTGGACTCCGCTCGAAAAATTAACCGATGGGGAAGGGTATTAAGATGAAAACGTTCACGATCAAAACGAAAATAGGTGATAAAGAAGTGTCCGGTGACGTTTTTCCTTTAGACGTTACCTTGCATTATGTGGGAGACAAAGACGCGCTCTACCCGGACGATTACTCTCTTTCCATTCAAGGAATTAAACTCATGAGTCTAAGCATGAAGCATTCGGAAGCTTTGAAAATCGCTCGATTCGTGGCTAAGAGCGACGCTGTAAAACGTAGTGAAACGGTACCGCTTGAAGTCTTGGGATGCAAAAATGGTCCTCTACATCAACTAGTTCATACCGTTCAGAAGAAATTTGACTTATTCAATTATGGTAACGGATATCAAATCAATCCGTTTAGAAAGACGACATGAAACTCTTTTCGATGCCGATCATTCGACTCCTACCATCCTCGCGATGGTTTTTCGGCGAATGATCGGTAACTGCGTCGATTCACTCGTTCAGTGAGGATGCAGTATCTCGAGAACTCGGCGCGGATTTAGGTAACTGGACTATCTGAATTCGCGTCGTTTTAAAGGCTTAAAAATAGTTTTGACAATTGGTATTAGTAAATGTAAACGACAACCACCGATGCAGAGTTTTTGAAAAGACTCCGCGCGGTTTTAACCATCTGACGGAGTAAAAATAAACATATGCGTACCTTTAAACTTGCCTCTCTAATCGGCTTAACGGGCTTTTTTGGTTTTTCAAGCTTTTCCGCGTTGGCGTCACCCGACACCAATGACCTTTACAGCGTAAACGGTCAACGTTTCACGTCGAAAAGCACTGCTATTCGCTATCTCATATCCCTAGGCAAGCCCGCTGAGGTGATTCATTCGCGGTGCGAGATTCTAACCAACAAACTGACTTTCAAAGCGTGCCCGAAACATCGCGAAGCGCAGCGCGAATAACCTCAATGTCCGAATCGAATCGAAAAATAATCGCGCTGTGCATGTCAACGCCGGAAATGGTGTCAGGCGCATGGCGCGATATTTCCTACGGTAAAAAGTATCCCGGCGCGGGATGGATGAAATATCTCGCCGCTGATGCCATGGACGGGCATTCGGCGCTTGAGCATCTTCAAAGCGGCGCGATTAAACCCGAGAATATTTTTATCGTCTCCGAAGAACGGCAAACGCACGCTTTGTTTTTGGAGCAGATGGGGGCTAAAAAAACCGTTCAATTATGCTTAGAATCCCCAATGTTCGCGCCGCGATTTTATGACGGTCTAAAGAACTCCGCGCGAACGCTATATGAAAATTCCATGCTTTTTTCTGGGGGCACGGAGCACGTCTATTTTCCATCTTTCGATGATTTGGGTCTCGAAAAAGCGCCTATACCATGGGCAGAACGCCATCAAAAACCGCTCGTCGCGGTTTGCGCGAATAAACACTATTCAAGCTTTCAACATGGTTTTGCGAATTCTCCTACCTTTGCGAAAGCACTAAAACACCAATTGCACGACAAGCGGCGCGAAGCGTTCAACTATTTTCTCTACCGAGATATGTTGGATTTATATGGCCGCGGATGGGGAATGGGGATCGAAGCGGCTCACGATAAACTTGAAACAATCCGCGATTATCGTTTTGCGCTTTGCTTCGAAAATTGCCGTTGGCCGGGATACATAACAGAAAAAATAATCGATTGTTTCGTGGCAGGTACCATTCCCATTTATCTTGGTGCGCCTGATATCGCCGAATACATACCCGAAGAATTTTTTATTCGCGGGGAATTAGGATTCGAAGCTATCGAAGAGAAAATCTCAAATCTCTCTCCTAAACGCGCCGAAGAAATGATTCTAGAGGCATGGATTTGGTTGAAGTACGGGGCGGGCCGACAATACGACAATTACTCTTTCGCTGAACGAATAAAGGAGCTGTGCAGATGAGTAAAGATAATGTGTGTCCTGCATGTTTTGAAGAAT